GTGAGGGTCGCATCCGACAACGGTAGCCCCGCCAGTGCGGCATGAAAGGTAAATCATGTCCGTATCAGTAGCAGCAGGTCAAAACTATTACGGGACCGGCAACGGTCTCGACAACTACGCCGCGAAGTTCATTCCGGAAATCTGGAGCGGTAAGCTTCAGCAAAAGTTTTACGACAGCACCGTTCTGTCGGCAATCGCCAATACCGACTGGGAAGGCGAGATCAAAGATCAGGGCGACAAAGTCAGGATCCGCACGGTTCCGACCATCACGATCAACGACTACACCAAAGGTCTGGCGCTGACGAGCGAAGTTCCTGCCACTTCGGTTGTGGAACTGAACATCGACAAGGGCCACTACTTCTCGGTGGTTGCTGACGACATCGACAAGACCCAAGCAGACCTGCGTCTGATGGACATCTTCTCGAATGACGCCGCGCAGCAGATGAAGATCAAGATCGACACCAACGTGCTGGCTGGCATCGTTGGCGGTGCTGACTCTGCAAATCGTGGCACCTCAAAGGCTTCGCCTCTGGGCGGTCGTATTGATCAGAACCTTCCTCTGGGCTTCTACAACGCCACTGGCGCGAGCGCTATTGCTTTGGCAATCGACCCGGCCGCTTCGGCTGGCGCTGGCGCAACCAGCACTAAGCGCACCCCGCTCGATCACCTGCTTGATCTCGGTCAGGCGATGGATGAGCAGAACTTGCCTGAGTCTGGTCGCTTCGTTGTGGTCCCCGCGTGGTTCGCCGCGATGCTGAAGAAGGGCGATCTGAAGAACACGTACGTGACTGGCGATGCAACTTCGATTGCTCGTAACGGTCAGGTCGGGACCATCGACCGCTTCACCGTCTACGTGTCGAACCTGCTGCCTAAGGTTACCGGCACCACCGACACCAATGGCGGAACTGCCAAGACCGGCTACAGCGTTTTCGCTGGCGTCAAAGAGGGCCTGACCTTCGCCTCTCAAGTCACCAAAGTCGAGACGCTTCGTTCGACTACGACCTTCGGCGACATCATGCGCGGCCTGAACGTGTACGGCTTCAAAGTCGTTACGCCTAAGGCACTCGTTGAGTCTTTGGTCTCGAAGTGATGATGTAACGGAGGGGGCTTCGGCCCTCTCCGGTTATTAGTGAGGTGACGAATGCCACTTACCGCAGCTGATGTTCTGACCCGAGCGGCAGACATCGTTCAAGACCAAACAAATGTTCGGTGGCCGCAGGATGAATTGCTGCGCTACCTGAACGACGCCCGGCGAGAGATTTCCATCGCCCGCCCCGATCTGTACGCAACAACAGCGACTGTCGCCCTGACTACCGGTGGTACTCGGTACGCACTTCCGACTGACGGTGTACGTCTGATTGACGTAACCCGAAACATGCCATCTGGGGCGCCCGGCAAAGCAATTCGGATTGTTGAGCGCGAGATTCTTGACGCACAAAAGCCGGATTGGCATACCGAAACGTCTTCGGCGATCGTCAAGCACTTTATGTACGACGAGCGCAACCCGCGCCAGTACTACGTGTACCCGCCGGCCACTGCAGGCCACCAAATCGAGATTGTCTACGGGCAAACGCCTACGGACATCGTGATTGCAAACATTTCTTCGACGCAGCTGACCCAAGAGGACATCTACACCGGAGCAATCGTTGACTACGTTTGCTATCGGGCGTTCTCTAAAGACAGTGAGTACGCTGGAAATGCGCAACGCGCACAAGCTCACTACACGCAGTTCATGAACGCGCTGGGTCTGGGTAACAAAGTCAACCAGATCACCAGCCCGAACACCGCGAACATCGGCGGCCGTCCGCCACGTGCTGCGGCTGCTGCCTGATGCTGTATTCGACGTTAGTCCCTGAGATCCTTCCCGAAGTTCTGGGCTGCCCAGACACAACTATCGAGAGGGCTATCAGGGACGCTTCGATTGAGCTTTGCGAGAACGCGCTCATCTACACGGTCGACCAAGATCCCGTAAGCATCACTAAGGGGCTCACTGAGGTCGATCTGGACATTCCTACGGGCACTCGACTTGTACAAGTCCTGCGGGCGATGTTGGGGCAAAACCAGCTGAGTCGTATGTCCCGCGAAGACCTGTTCGCAAGTGGGCGTGCGTGGCAGACCGATACCGGCCGGCCATTGGTGATCACGTACTCATCTGAGACGGCTATCCGTCTCGTTCCCATTGCAGACCAGTCGCTGACTGAGAAGCTGTACCTGCGTTTCGCTGTCGCACCGCTTCGAGCATCAACGTCTATCCCAGACGCAATTGCAGAGCGGTTCTACAAAGAAATCTCGTACGGAGCCAGATCCAACCTTCTGATTATCCCCGGCCAGCCGTGGAGCAATCCGCAGCTGGGTATGGCCCATCGCAGTGCGTTTGAACGTGGGATGCGTGAAGCACGGCTGACCACTTCTCAGGACAGCGTAGCCAGTATGCGCAGGTTCCGAATTCCAAGGGCGGTCTGATGGCTGAGCGAATCAAGTTAGTTCAGGGCGATACCCGGCCCCAGATCGTCATCAGTCTCAAGACATCTGCTGGCACTGCAATCGACTGCACCGCATCCACTGTTCGCATGTACTTCCGCGCAGAAGGCTCAACGACTCTTCTTCAAACAATCGTCGGGACTTTGCTGACCGGCTTTGTAAATGATGACGGGTCTATCACTACCTCTGCTCCCTACAACGTCGTGGGCGCTGGGGGGCGGGCTTCGTTTTCTTGGCCTGTTGGCGCACTCAATGTCGATGCCGGGAATTACGAAGGCGAGATCGAAATCACGTATTCGGATCAGTCCATTCAGACCGTCTACGACCTCATCAAATTCAAAGTCCGAGCGGACTTCTAGGAGTAAGAAATGAAAGAAGCATCTTCCTCTATCGACGCTGCTGTTACGAGCTTCATCGGCAACAACTCGCTAGTTGATTCAATCGAAGCCCCGTACTTTACGTACGACATTCAGTGCGTTGGCGAAGACGGCCAAGAGAAGTGGCGCGAGACGTTCCGTAATCTTGTGACCACTGCTGGCAAGACTCTCATTCTGAACACCATCTTTGGCGCGACGGCTAAGTCTGCTGCGTGGTATTTAGGGATGATCAGCACGCTCAGCACCGGCCCAGCCGTTGGAGACACGCTGGCCTCTAAGGCGTGGACTGAGTCGACTGCCTACACCGGCAACCGCAAGACCATCACATTCGGCACCGCATCTGCTGGATCGATTACACACACTGCGGTTTCGTTTGGCATCACCGCCACGGACACCATCAACGGTTGCTTTGTGTGTGATGCTGCCTCTGGCACTGCCGGCACGCTGTATAGCGCAGGCACGTTCACCGCTCGCTCGGTTGTAAACACCGACACGCTGAACATCACCGTCACTTTGACCATCGCCTAAGAGGTTAAAGATGAGCCTTAAATCTGAACTGGAAAACGACCCGCTGAATCGCGGCTACGCGGCCTTCATTGGTAATGCACCCGGCGTTCTGGCGGACATGATGAACGCCCGCATTTACTCGATGGTCAAAGAGAAGTTCGTGACCGCTCGCGGGGTTCTGGCTGCACACGGGTCTGATGGCGCTGCTGTTCTCGACAAGCTGGAAGCACTGACTTCGACTAGCTCGGAAGTGAAGTGGGCAATGAAGTTCGTGACCTCCGACGGCATTGATGTGGGCCACCCGAACTCGCGCAATCTGCTTGATGCACTGGTGCCTGCTGTCTTGACTCAGACAGAAGCGGATCTCATCAAGGATATGGCAATCCAGCCCGCAAGCCGCGCTGAAGTGCTTGGGCTGCCGTATGTGTTCGCGCACGACGTGCAGGCTGCGCTGGCCTAATGAACCCGCTGGTTCTTCTCTGGATGATGGTCATCTGGGCTCTGTTGATTTCGTGCGGAGACCCAGAGCCGACTAAGTTGCAGATCGAAGAAAAGCCGGCCAAACATTTGAGAGAAAAAAATGGCAACGATTAAGAGTGAAGTTCAGACAGCAGTTGCGCTTACGACCGGCGTAACAACGGGCACTGCTGGAGCAATTTTGCAATCGCTTAACCCAGCGTCAAATCTTTACTGCGTGACCGACACTATCAATCACGCAACGCTTGACCCGCTTGATGTTTTGATCAGCGTTAGTTGCACAACTGCTACGACGCCAACTGGCAATAAACAGGTTGTTGTGTTTGCTAAGGGGAGTGCTGATGGCACGACATTTGGCAGCGGCCCCGAGAGTGGGACTGCCACGACTAATGAGGCTGACTTGCACTTCGTTGGCTCGCTTCCAATGAACGACGCGACTGCGCATCAAAAAGTCTTCTCGCTGGCGGCGGCTTACGGTGGCGTTCTTCCGGCAGCAACTAAGCTCGTTTTCAAGAACGACTTAGGTGTCACGCTTACTGCCGCCACTGTGAAGGTTGCTGAGGTCTGGGGTGTAGCGGTCTAACAAATGGCTGTTACGGCTGTCACCATCACGAGTTTCTCGGTCGTTGGCAGGTCTGTCACGATTGACGGAACCTACAACCACGATGGCGGTGGCACAAACAATGAGCTTCTTTTTGTTGCGCTAGATCAAAACAGCAACGGGATTACTATAGCCCCGTTGAATGGAAGTTCTACGCTTGGTACCGGATTCACTGCCGGATCAGGAATTGCGTTTGGGTTTGCCGGCGCGTTGCCTGAAGGGACTTACGGCGTAATAAACGTCTATCGCATCCCTTCTGGTACGTTGATGACATCATCGTCATCAGCGATTGGAATAATCAAGCTGCGCGGTTCTCTGGCAGGCATCTGGACGCCACGGCGTGATTCCCGTGGGTTGTTTGTTCCTAAGTACCCGACATACCCTGCGCTCAATGGCGGCGGCTACTTTAGTAATACAGCAACGGCTTTCTTCTACCCAGTACGAGATGGTGTGTACCGGAGCGGCACTGATTCCATAAGTAAGTTTGGTCAGTACGGCTATGAAGCTTTTGGCGTCCCCACAAAATGGGGGCTTGGAATCGACGCTCCCAGCGGCTGGGAGTGGAGCGGCAAAAGCCCGCCTTACTACGCCACTAGCTCTGGATCTCACGTTCTTGTTTCTGTATTCAGCCTTCACGATGCGGGTAAGTTTGCAAACTCTTACGCTACCGTTTTGGGCGAATCACGATCCTCTTTGCCAGACGACTCGGATAAATATGCTTTCTGGAGGAATCTAGAGGGCGAGCAATCTTTACTTGTAAGCGTTTCAAGTCTGTTTGGTGGCACGCCGTTCAAAATTTACGGGCTAGGCAATGGGCTGCACTGTTTGGTGATTGCCGTTACGATGAGCAGCGGAGCTTCAGGCCTAAGGGCATTCTTAAACGGTAGTCTAGTTGCCGTTTCGTCTGCTCCTACGTATTCTGGGTTTTTGTACCTAAGGCCATACTATTACCACGGCAGCATCAGCCAGCGGCACCGGGACATCGGGAATGTTCTGCTTAACGCAGAGGCGATTAACGTAAATCTTACCGACAGCGCAGCCGCCGCACTAAGTCTCGACCCATACAGATACTTCTTCCGAGACGCACCATCAACAAGTTTGCGGGCTGTCCGCAACATGACATTCGACGCGAATGTTTATCAGTCGTCTCGACCGTCTTCTGATGTCAGTAACTCTGGCTGGGTGAGGGTGCCGTGAGCTTATTTCTCTCACGCCGTTGGAGGCAGCAACCCCGTACCCCTGTACAGATCAACTACGGGGGTCCGCTTGCTGTGGGCCTTGAGATTGCGCTTGTCCCAGCGACGACTGTTCTTGTTGACTCATCTGCCGAGCCAATCGTTTTCTCAACGATCAGGTCAGGGTCTGCTCGACTGTTCAGCAAAAGCGCGCAAGCCCTTCAATCTTTCGTGCTGCCGAGATCGATATCGTCGAACAACTGGACTTTGCTTCAAGAGGTAAGCCCGACCCCAGATGGAGCCGCGTTCTCTGCGACGGGCGGAATTTTCTCATCAAGTACGGAACGCATCCATATTCACTATAAGGCCTACCCGACAAACGCCGTGGGAGTTGATGCTCGGCCTTACTTCGCGGATGCCAACTCAGATCAAACACTACCGACATCCGGCGAACGACTGATTCTTGGTACAACGATCAATTCATCACGTTTGCAACTCTCGACTTACGTCAACGGCTCGCTGGCAGCAGGAACCAAAACAACAGTCTCTACGTCGGCGATTAGCGTCAATTCGATTGAATTGTTTAGAAAGCAATTCGGCGGTGGTGGATCGGACCTAATGGCAGCGGGCTCGACTAGCGCATTTTTCTTTGTATGGAGCCGCGCACTCAGTGATGCCGAGATGCGAGCGGCATCAGAAAACCCGTGGCAAATCTTCAAGCCCCAGCAGACGGTCTTCTACTCGCTGCCCAGCGGGAGTCTGTTTTCGGCTATCGATGAGACGGTATCCGACCGCGCTGACTACATCAAGTCAACTGCGGCCGGTCAGGTTTACGAGACGACGCTGTCGCCAATCCAGCAGCCCACTGGAAACATCGACATCAACTTCGATGCGGACTCTCCCTTGAACACTGGCGGGATCAAGTTTGAAGTCTTTGATGGTACGAATCTGATTAAGAGTCAGACGGTGTCGTTTCCTTCTGCGACCTCAACTTTCTCGATCACCCCGAGTGAGTATTCGGCTATTGACACCCCGAGAGTTGGCAGGTTCCTGCCCCAGCGTTGGCGCAAACAGCCGCAGGGCAACATTGATATTGACTGGAACAACCCGCTGACGAATGGGCTGTTCTTGGCAATGGCTCCCGGTATTTCCGCAAAATCATTTTATCGATTCCCGACTAACGATCCGAATTGGGCTACCGGAAATATCGGCCCTCTTTTGACGTATATAAACTCTCGATTTCGAGCCACGCCGTTTGGCGCGGGTGCCGGAAACGTATATTTTCAGAACCGAGAAGGCGCTAATGCCAGCTACAGTCTAAATAATGTTGGCTCCGGCGGAAGCCCCGTATACACATATGGTGTCGCTTACTGCCAATTAGATACTCCAGATGCACAAATCTCTGGTTTCTCCTACACGAACAGCACGACCGAATTCTCTTTACAGGCAACCAGCACTGCGACTCAATTTGTTGCAAGAAACTGGACCGCAAATGTAGATACCAGTGCCAATACTCACATAATTGCTGTTCCCGGCGGAGTCCCAAATCAAAAACAACTTACTGCTTCTGTCACTTGGGTAACAGGCCAGCCGGGTCGCATCTATAACGGCAAACAGTTGCTCGTTAGTTCAAACAGCACGGTTTGGGACGGTGGCTGGCCGAATTATAACTTTTCGTACTTTAATTCGTTTACTAGTGGGAAGACAGTTGGCCTGCTTGGGGTTACTTGGCTTAGAGCGCTAACCGATAACGACCGCGCAGCGTTTGACGAAAACCCTTGGCAGCTATTCAGACCCAACCCCGGCAGGCTGTATGGGCTGGCCCCCGCTGGCGGCTGGCCGTGGTCCCCAACTCTACGAGTAACTTCGTTGTGATATGCCGCCACCGTGGACCATTGTTTATGTCGTCCTTGACTCCGGAATCGGGTTACTTGCTCGATGGGACGGTGAGCAATGGTGGCTGGCTGAATCAGACATACCAATCGCAAATCAATACGTCATTAACTGGCGAACGGTCAATTAACTGGCGAACGGTCAACTAGGAAAAAATTATGGCAGACGGCGTAGCAATAACTGCTGGTTCAGGAACAACAATCGCAACCGACGACACGGGAGCGACAGGTCACGCCCAGATCGTCAAGTTGGCTATTTCCACTGACGGAAGCTCGACACTCATTCCTGCGGATGCGACGTTTGGTCTTGAGGTAGATGTATCCAGAATTCAAGCTGCGCTGCCTTCTGGAACTAACGGAATCGGAACGGTTGGCGTTACATCACTGCCATCGATTCCAGCCGGTGCGAACGCAATTGGGTCGGTGACCGTAAGTTCGTTGCCGTCCACACCGGCCGGAACAAACTACATCGGGAAAACAAGACTCACCGACGGCACTAACGATCTTGTCGTTGACACCCTATTCAACGACGGCGAGTCAAGCACCGAAAATCACCTAAACGTCGGCGCAAAGATTGCTGGCCTGAACTACTTAAATACCTGGGACGGCATTCGCGCAAGCGTCTCCGTCAACAAGACGGTCACGCAGACGACTGCGCAGACCGGTTCTGCGATCTGGACGCCTGCTTCTGGAAAAGCGGTGGTCATCACTTCGCTTCAGATTCAGAGCTACGGTGTAACGGCAGGCACCGCCGTCGTTTGGTTTGGCGTTGGTGGCGCCTCGCCAGATAACTCTTACACAAGAGGTACTGACGCTGCGGTATTCGACGGTGAGTTTGCACCGACGGCAACCAACAAACCCGGCGTGTTTGTGACATTTCCAACGCCCATTCGCGGCGCCGCTGATTTTGTTTTGCGCCTGACGACAACCAATGTGCAGTCGATCACCGTGTCTGTTTGGGGCTACGAAATCTAATGGCTTTGCGATTTTATTTTCGGGACGTTGCGTCCGATCTTGGTGGTGCTGGGCAGCGCTGGCTTTCAACGAGAACGGGTGGCGTAGCAGTCAATGCAATAACCGCGACCACAGCCAGTGGAACTCTGATTCCGGTCACGGCAACTGCCGGCGGTCAGGCTTTAACGTGGTTTAGCGGTCGATTGCTTGAAGCTCCAGCCTTTCCGTGGTCGATCCCAAACGTAGCAAACGTGAATCTGCGTGCTTCTGAGTCAGCCAATACCGTCAACGCTGCGACGGGGATGACAATCGAAGCAACTGATGCATCTGGAACAGTTGTCGGCACAGCATTAAACAATACGAACGTCCCCGCAACGCTCACCGAGCTTACAACAGGGGATAGTTTGAGATCACAAACAAACATCGTCACTTCGCTGGCTGATGTCCCCCAGAACGGCCGAATAAAAATCACTCTAATTATCAAAAACGCTGGAACAATGAATGCTGGCACTGCGACTTTTTCGTACAACTCACCGAGTTCGGTCACCGTCGCGGGTAGCAGTTACATCATCTTCAATGACGACAACGTGCGGTTTGAAGAGCCGATGGATGTGCGTTCATTTGAAATCTACGGCAGCAACGGATACATGGGGTAAGAGATGTTGCTGACGCTATTCGGTAAAAGCGGTCAAACGTACTCGGTTTCTCTAACCGAGAGCGCCACTGCGTCCGACTCAGCGTCAGCAACCGTAACATCCGCCTATCAGGTCAACCTGTATTGGGTTGAGCTTAGGACAGCCACTACTGCTGTCGTATCTGGGAACACGTACTCAGCGTCTCTAACCGAGAGCGCAACCGCAACAGATGCACAAGTCGCATCGCCAGCGTATTCATCGAGTCTCGGAGAAAGCGCAACAAGCGGGGACAGTACATCAACTGTCCTAACTGCCGCACTGAGTGCTACAGAGCCAGCGACCTCTGGAGATTCGTCGTCCACCAACGTCAACGTCTCTTCAAGCCGCACTGAATCTGCGACTTCTGGCGACACCTCAACAGCGACAGCGACGTTTGTATCGTCTGCAACTGAACCCGCGACCTCTGGGGATTCGTCCTCAAACACCGCGACGTTAGCAGCGACAGCAACCGAACCTGCCGCCTCTGGTGACTCACTAAGCACAACGGCCGTCTCTACGCCGTCGCTAACTGACTCTGCAACATCAGGCGACTCCTCATCCACAAGTTTTTCTGGATCGTCAAATCTTACTGAGTCTGCTACCTCTGGTGATTCATCCAGCGGGACAGCAATCTTTGTCGCATCTGCGACGGAGCCAGCCAGTTCAAACGATTCCTCTGCAAACAGCGCGACGTTCAACGCGACTGCGTCCGAACCGGCAACGGCCTCTGAGGTTTCCACAACTGGCGCGACACTGTCCGAGTCTGTCACGGCGACGGATTCGTCGTCTACGCAGATCACTGCAAACAGTTCGGCCACTGAGTCCGCAACATCGAGTGACACCAGCGTAACAAGTCTGGTAACCGCATCGCCTCTGACTGAGTCTGCGACACCCGGCGAGTCCAGTTTCACAACGTCTGCATTTGCGCGAACGCTTACCGAATCTGCTAACTCCAGTGATTCGGCCTCTACCAGCGGCACGTTCTCTGCATTTGCGACAGAGTCCGCGTCTGCGACAGAAGTTGCCACTACTGGCGCGTTCCTGTCCGAGTCGGCGACCGCATCGGATGTTGCTTCGACGCAGATCAACGCAAACAGTGCCGCGACTGAATCTGCAACTGCGACTGATAGCTTCGTCACCGGACAGAGTAGTTCTGCAAGCCTCTCTGATAGCGCGACATCGTCGGAGTCCAGTTCTACGTCTGCGACGTGGGTGAAGACGGCGACAGAGTCTGGAACAGCAGCCGAGTCCGCCTCTACCAGCGCCACCTTCAATGCAAGCCTGTCTGAGGCGGTTGCAGCAACAGACGTTGGAAATACTGGATCGTTCCTAGCCGAGTCGTCCACTGCCGGCGATTCGATTTCCGTATCTGTCGCGTACGTCAGAGCGCCAACCGAGTCCGCGACGGCCTCTGAATCGAATCTTGGCTCGATGACAACTAGCGGTGCCGTTCTCGAGAACGCATCGTCTGCAAGTGCAGAGTTTTCGTCTGGAGTCTTTGGCGGAATCCTTACTGAGGTCGCGACTGCCTCTGAGACTCCTCAGGGGCTGAGAACTCTCGCTTTGTCGGCAACCGAATCCGCGACTGCCGCAGGCACTCAGGTAGCAAACGCACTACGACAAGCGGAGTTCATTGAGGATGTAGTGCTTAGGACGACAGTCCAGCAGGCGATCCTCACTGCTTACTTTACGGAACCTGTTCTAACGGCGACTGCATCCGACATTGTTATGACTGTATCGGTCAACGATGCGGAAGCGGATTTAACAACCATTGCAATCTCGGTCGGATGAAATGGAATTCGGAATTGAAGACTTTCGCAGGCTCGAAAGCAAAGTAGACAAGCTGGCCGATGCCGTCCAAAGACTCGTTCTCATCGAAGAGCGCCAGTCCACGATGGGTGAGCGCATCGTTATCGTTGAAGAGCGGGTTCGGAACAACGAAGACGCAATCCATAGGGTCTCTGCAAAGCTGGAGAAATGGGTCAATAGGTGGATCGGAGTCTGCGGCGTGATTGCGATCCTGTACTCGGCTTTTGAGGTCATTCAGAAGGTACTCAAATGAACTTCGATAAAGCGTTCCAAATCATTCTCGGTGAGGAAGGGTCGTACTCAAATGATCCGAGAGACGCCGGCGGTGAGACTAAGTACGGCATCTCAAAACGCGCCTATCCAAACGAAGACATCAAAGGAATGACGCCCGAGCGGGCTAAGTTTCTCTACCGTCGTGACTACTGGGATCTCATCAAGGGCGACCAGCTGCCGTGGGCGTGGGCGATTGCTGTCTTCGATTGCGCAGTCAATCAAGGTGTATCCGTAGCTACAAAGTTTCTGCAGGACGCGCTTGGCGTGACCGTGGATGGCGTCATTGGTCCAAGAACTATCCGCGCCGCTCAACAGGCGGACGACAGGAAATTAGGCAGGTTCTTCGCTTTGAGGGCCCTTCGCTATCAAAGCTTGTCCAGCTTCAATACCTTTGGGTATGGCTGGTTTACTCGACTGTTCTCAGTCGCTATCAACTCGCAGGAGTAACTCATGTTGTCCGATTTTTTCAGCGCGCTTCGCAAGGGGCAGGAACTCATCAACGCAGAGACGTGGAAGAACCGAACGATTCTTCTGAACGCTCTCGTTGCCTTCATCGCTGCAGTCGCCTCTATCGCCAAAGGTTTTGGTTATGACATCCCCGTCGATTCGGAGGCTCTTGGCGGCGGCATCGTTGCTGTCGTTGCCATTGTCAACGCTCTCATGCAAGTCGTTACCTCAAAGCGAGTGGGACTGCCGGCCTAAGTTTGATCTGTTGCTTGTGGCTGACCGCCGATTTGAGATTGACGGCGGCGCCATTGATTACGTCTGTACTCCACCGTATTGAGGGGCTCGGTATGAGGATTGTTCTTGTTACTTGGCATGACGCAACGATGGAGGGCGGTTGGACCGACATCGAGATCGCCGAACACATCGGGGGCGCAACGGTCTACACGCTGGGGTTTTGGATTGCTGAGAACGCTGAGTGGATCAAGCTATCTCAGACGGCAAGCTCGAATCAGGTCGGCAATTTGACAGAGATTCCGAAGGCTTGGATCAAGAAGATCGACGAACTTGGTGATATCGATGTCGACACCGAGATGTAGTGATCTGGAGTTTGTCCGACTCTGGAAGCTGTGCAAGACAGTTGGGGAGATGGCCCTTCTCCTTCGGACAAATTCGCGCAACATCTACATGCGCCGAGCAAACTTGCTGAAGAAGGGCCTATCGCTCCCAGACCGAGAGTTGTTGGTGACAATCAAACCGGGAAGGATGCGGCTTGATCTGGAAATTGACGACGGTGTGATTGTCATCGGTTCTGACGCTCACTACTGGCCGAACGAAATCACAACCGCTCATCGCGGGTTCGTTCACATCATCAAAGAGCTAAAGCCGTGGGCTGTCATCTTGAATGGGGACATTCTGGACGCAGCCACGGCATCGCGCCACGACCGGATTGGATGGGAGAAGCGCCCGTCGATGAAGGAAGAGCTTGAAGCCGTTCAGGATCGGTGCGAAGAGATCGAGAAGGTATCTGGCAATGCAAAGCTGCTCAGAACCCACGGCAACCACGACCTTCGTTACGACAGCAAGCTTGCGGCCACGTCTCCTGAATTTGAGGGGGTTGAGGGGTTCTCGCTTGACCAACAGCTGCCCCGATGGATCTCTGCTTGGTCGATCTTCGTAAACAACCACACCATCATCACGCACCGTCTGAAGAACGGCATTCACGCAACTTGGACTGCCACCTCTGATGCACAAATAAACACCGTTTGTGGACATCTGCATTCCCTAAGGGTAACTCCACGTACGACACTGTCTCCGTTGAATGGCGGACATATATACGGCGTTGATACGGGGACGCTTGCTGACGTATTCGGCCCCCAGTTCAACTATATGGCTGAAGGCCCCCGCAACTGGCGCTCTGGCTTTGCGGTCCTTACTTTTAAGGGTGGCGTCCTGATGCCCCCTGAGATCGCAATGGTCGTCGAAGAGGGGGTCATGTTTTTTCGCGGCCAAACAATCGAGCTTGATCAATGACGGCAATCGCTATCAAAAGCTTTGACGGCATGTATCCGGTTATCAACAGCCGGCTGCTAAAAGACAACGCCGCTCAAACGTCGACCAATACCAAGATCACTGGCGGTTCTCTGAAGCCGTTTAAGGCGACGTCCTCAATCGTCTCGAAGCGATCCGCTGGTAGCCCTGTTTCGATCTACCGGTTTGGGCAGAGTGAGGCCACCGATACGCAGTATTGGTTCGAGTTCACCTCAGATGCTGACGTCGTTCGTGGTCCCGTTGCTGGCGACATCTACGAACGCACGTACTACACCGCGTCTGGGCAAGAGCCGAGAATGACGACGTCAACTCTGGTGCCGGGTGCGGGGGTGTATCCCAACGGCTACTACAGGCTCGGTGTGGAGCCTCCTTCTACCAGCGCGTCTGTAGCTGTATCTGGGTCTGGTACGGACACCGTTGCCGAACAGAGGTACTACACCTACACGTTCGTCACGCCTCTCGGAGAAGAGGGGCCGCCTGCTACCGTATCCAGTGTTTCCGTACTGACCGGACAGTCTGTTGTGATCTCTGGAATGTCCACGGCCCCTGTAAAGTCAAACCGTACAGTTGACCGCAAAAGGATCTACCGGACGGTTACCGGAACCAATGCAACTGACTTCCAGTTCGTTGCTGAAGTGGCTGCTGCAACGACATCGTTCACTGACAGCAAGACGTCGGGCCAGCTGGGCGAGTTGATCCCATCAGATGGCTGGTATCCGCCCCGCAATTCAACGGATAACGAGCCCGGCACCAACGGCCCGTCTCCGTACACAATGTACGGCCTGACGCTGATGGCGAACGGGATTATGGCCGGTTATGCGGGGAACATAATTTGTTTCTCTGAGCCGTACATGCCTCATGCGTGGAAGCGTGAGAACGAACTTGTCTCGGACTACCAGATTGTCGCGACAAAGGCCTTTGGGCAGTCTCTGGCTGTTCTGACCGCTGCATACCCGTACCTGATTCAGGGCGCAGACCCGACATCGATGTCGATGACTCGGCTCGATGAGCTACATGCCTGCGTGTCGAAGCGCTCTGCAGTGACGATGAACAACGGGGTGGTCTACGCCAGCCCAGATGGACTCGCGCAGATCAGCAACGGCGGTGTACAGCTGTTGACTAAGGGGCTGTTCACAAAAGAAGAGTGGCAGGCATACAAACCATCTTCGATCCACGCTTACCAGTACGACGGCAGGTACTTTGCCTTTTACGACACCGGCACAGTGGCGGGATGTTTGGTCTTCAGCTTCAACGGACAAGAGCCGGCTCTGGTGACGCTGAATCTGACTGCGACGGCCGGATATCTCGAACCGTTGACGGACTCTTTGTATCTGCTGGTTGGCAGCAACATCGTGAAGTTCGATTCTGGATCGGCTCTTACTTATACGTGGAAGAGCAAGCGGTTCTCTTTGCCTAAGCCTGAGACGCTCGCGGTGGGGCAGGTCGTTGCCAAATCCTATCCGGTGAGTCTGACGTTCTACACATACGACACCGACACCACGTACACGCTGTCTGTAACGGCAGCAAATGCGTTCAGGCTGCCAGCAGGGAAGAAGTACAACTCGGTTGAAGTTCAGGTATCTGGGACTGCAGAGGTCGAGCAGATCCTGCTGACGGGCTCTATGGATGAGATGAAATCGCTGTGAGTACGCCCAACATCAACAGCCCCGAGACGAAAGTCCCGTCTCTCCCGACGCCTCAGTCTCCTGAGAAGCTGATGGCCGCCCTGAAGGAACTCATTGAGGTTCGTGAGGGCATTCGGGGCAATGAGCTTGATGCCAACGTCACGTGGCGTGAGTTGGTCAACTCCGGCATTGCGAACATCACATACAACGGTCAGTCGTCTTCTGGCTCTGGTGGTCTGCCTTTTGGGCCGCCGTTTTCTGGGTCTGCCGCGAATGATGTGCCTGACCTAACCCCGCCCCCACAACCGCAAAATCTGGCAGCCACTGGAGCCATCCAGAATGTCATCCTTACGTGGAGCGGGGCGACGTCAATCGTATCGATCTCTGAGGTCTGGAGGTCGACGTCTAACGTAGCGCCAGACGTAAACGGATCAACAGCTGTTCTGGTCGGAACAACAGAAGCTTTCATGTACGCCGACAACGTCGGCCTCAGCGGTACGTCGCGTTATTACTGGGTTCGATTCAGAAGCAAGTGGGACGTGTACGGACCGTTCTCTGCCGGCGTCTCTGGGGCAACGGGAATGGTTGGTGGCGTCGACCTGTCTGACGCGATCATCACATCCCAAAAGATTGCATCGGGGGCGATCTCCGCATACGCAGCGTTTGGCGGCAACCTAAGGCCCGTCGAGTCTGGCGCAAATCTGCCGACGCTTCCGAATGCCAGCTACCCAGCTGGAGCGCTGTTCTTTAAGACAGGTGACGGCAAGCTGTATCGAAACGTCTCGGATGTCTGGACTACAGCTGTTCCCGCAGTAGACATATCCGGTCAGCTGGCGGATGCACAGGTTGCTGCGCTGGCGGCATCGAAGGTCACCGGACAGCTTACAAACTCGCAGATAGCTGATCTCGCTGCGGCAAAGTTGACTGGGACGATTTCCGCTGCGCAGATCGCAGACGGCTCTGTCTCCGGCACTAAGTTCGCGTCTGGTATCGAGCCGGTTACGGTCGTCTCATCCGTCCCAACATCAAAGTCTACGTCTGCGATTTTTAACACCGGAGACGGCAAGCTCTATCGGTGGGGCGGTTCCTCCTACGTTGCCACGGTACTAACCGCAGACCTGTCGGGGACTGTTACCGATGCGCAGATCGCCGGTCTTGCTGCATCAAAGGTAACCGGAACACTGACAAACTCTCAGATCGCTGATCTCGCTGCCGCAAAACTGACGGGCACCATCACAAGCGCGCAGATCGCCGATGGATCAGTTTCTGGTACTAAGTTCGCCTCCGGTCTTGAGCCGGTGACAGTCGTATCTTCTGTCCCCAGCACGAAAAGCACGTCGACCATCTTTAATACCGCCGACGGGAAGCTTTATCGATGGAGTAGCACCGCGTATGTGGCAAGCGTCCCAACCGCAGACTTAACTGGAAGCGTAACCGACGCCCAGATTGCTGGGCTTGCTGCGTCAAAGGTGACTGGGCAACTGACAGACACGCAGATCGCTGGTCTTGCGGCGGCAAAGGTGACGGGACAAATTACTTCGACTCAGATTGCCGACGACTCGATCAGCACGCCAAAACTGGTGGCTGGATCTGTTTCGACGGCAAAGCTGGCCGCGAATGCGGTAACCGCCAACGAGATTGCCTCCAATGCGGTCACGACTGAGAAGATATCCGCCGGTTCGATCACTGCCGCTAAGATCGCAACCGGAACCATTACAGCCAACGAGATAGCGTCCGGCGCAATTACAACCGGAAAGCTTGCTGCACTTTCAGTAACTGCCGCAGAGATCGCTGCCGACACAATCACTTCCGGTCAAATAGCTACTGGCGCGATAACTGCAACCGAATTGGCCGCTCTTGCGGTCACCGCCGGGAAGATTGCAGCCAACGCCGTTACTGCGACGGAGATAGCCTCTGGCTCGATCAGTACAGCGAAACTTGCCGCGAATGCGGTAACGGCGAACGAGATCGCCGCTGACGCAGTAACGTCCGCAAAGATTTTTGCTGGCTCGGTTACAACGGCAAAGATCGCAGCCAACGCAATTACTGCAACAGAAATAGCAGCCGGCGCAGTAACGGCCGGAAAGATTGCCGCACTTTCAATAACCGCAGCTGAGATTGCCACCGATACCATCACATCGGGCCAGATAGCTGCGGGCGCGATAAGCGCGTCCGAGCTTGCTGCCAATGCGGTGACGGCAGGGAAGATCGCTGCAAATGCAGTGACCGCAACGGAGATCGCTGCGGGGTCCGTAACGACGGCAAAGATTGCCGCACTTGCAGTGACTGCTAGTGAGATCGCCGCCGAAACAATCACGTCCGCGAAAATTGCAGCTGGGACGATCACTGGGGCCAACATCGCCGCAGGAACGATTGCTGCGGGGAACATCGTCTCGGGGACGATTACCTCCAGCCAGATCGCCGCCAATACGATCACTGCGTCCAACATCGCCGGCAGCACCATCACCGCAGACAAGATCGCCACCGGCACGATCACAGCTTCTCAGATCGCAGCTGGCACGCTGACCGCCGACAGATTGGCAGCGGGGACCATCATTGCTGGCAGTGGCGTTATTGCAAATGGCGCAATTACGAACGCGCTGATCGGCAATCTTGCTGTTGACACCGCAAACATAGCTGCCGGCGCAATTGTCGAAGCAAAGATCGGCGACGGCGAAATCACCAACGCGAAGATTGGCAATTTCATTCAGTCAACCAACTACGCCTCTGGCACTGCTGGCTGGAAGATCAATAAAGACGGTACAGCCGAGTTCGGTGCTGCTGTTATTCGCGGGACGCTGGCCGCTGATCAAATCGCCGCAAATAGCATTACGTCGGGCAAAATTGCCGCGAATAGCATTACATCAGACAAAATAAGCGTCACATCCCTATCTGCCATATCTGCAAATATGGGGAACATTACTGCCGGAACCCTTGATATAAGTTCAAACGGCAACGGGAGCTGGGGGTATGTCCGAAGCAGTGGCAAGTGGTGGAGCCTCCCAGACAACTCATACGACAACAGTAATGGCTGGGTTTTTGCAAGTGAACCCGGCGGGGCAACGCTTCTAAAAATCAACGCCGGATACTCTCAGTTCAGGATGTCGTCTTGGTCAGATAACCTACTGGAATGGCGAGATACATCAAACAACCTGATGTTCAGGCTTTCGGCTGACGGCAGTGGTTATTCCGCCAGATCCTTTGTTTCGCCATCGTACGTAGAAGCGTCAGGCACAATTAATCTCGGGGTGTTTGGGCTTGAGTATTATGACTACTCTGGGGGCGGTGCGACGGGCGACTTTAACCCGACAACGGGTGGATAAATGTTTAGAAATCAAAGGTTAATTGAAACATCTCTCACAACGAATTCCTCCAATGGCGTTGGTGGGTATAAGCCTTATTGCAACATAACCCAATGGGGAATTGGAGTTCAGTATATAAGTCAGTACAACTATATTTATAACGGCACTTGGACATACGTGCCAGATGTGAAGTATGCAATTTATTCTGATTTATATGTTCCGTCTGCCAACAACCTAGCGCCATCAAACATTGATTACGATATAAATATTGACGACGCAACCGTAAAAAGCAACAGGCTATACATAATAGTAACAATAGACATACAGAACACCAACGAAATAATAAATTACATACGAAACAACGCGGGGTTGACTTGGTTTTACACCCGCATTCACGTCCCCAACCTTGAGTGGAAGCTCTACCGAGTATGACCACGCCGCCTCCACCAGATACACCAGAACAGAGACTTCTGGCGATTCGCAAGTATCAAGAAGTTGCTTTGCCTAAAGCTCAGGCTGTATCTGCAAAGATGTCGGCGATGGGGCTGCCTGTTCCTGATCGGTGGATTGAATTCGGTCAACAGATGTCGGTGCTATTAGATGGTAACCCCGACCCAACAACGCTAACCGTTCCGATGTTTCCGGTTCTGCCGTACCCGATGCTTAATGAGTACGGGTGGAGTGTGCTATCTGACATTTCGAGCTTGAAGCTTGTAATGAAAGAAGGTGTCGAGATCGAGCGCGAGCGGCTCAACAGGCTACCGATCACCTATAACGACAGTCAGTTCGATGCAGACGCAGTCGCTCAAAGAAACGTCTCTGCGTGGATGACCAATATCGGTGCCGGACAAAACCCACCAACAGGGTTCACTTGGCGCGGTTACGACAATGTTGATCACCCGGCTGACGCGGACTTCATCGTCGGCTTAGGCAATTTAATCACCTTGCGCGGTTCGTACCTGTATCAACGGTCTTGGATCAAGAAAGCCGAAGTGGATGCGCTCACTACGGCGGCAGCGGTTAAGGCATACGACGTGACGACGGGCTGGTGATGCTGGAAGTCGTCGCCCTCACCGAAGAGAACATGCCGGAGTTGTGGGCGTATGTGCGCTCACAGCTGTTGAGGGTTGAAGACAGAAACAGCTGTGCGACTCTGCCCGAAGAGGCGTTCTTCAGCTGGAAGTCCGGCGTGTCGATGATTTATGTCTTGATGTGGGACAAGAGACTCGCCGGGGTCGTTGTCTTTCAGAACACGAAGACGGACAAAAAGAAGAATGAATTGTGGATCTGGGCAATGTCGCTCGACGGCATCGCAGGCAAGCAACAGCTGTTCGAGATCAACGAATGGTTGAAGTTTGCTGCTAAGTCGATTGGAGCGGTTTCTGTCGGCATGAAATCATCCAGAAAAGGATGGAGTCGATTCCTAAAGGAATACGGCTGGGAGCCGGCTCTTATCGAATACAAGTTAGAGGTGGGAAATGGGAAGTAAATCAAAGGCACCGGACTACAGTCCGTTCTTGCAGTCAACCAAAGAACTGGGCCAGCAGTATCTCGGATTCGCTCAAGAACAGTTCAAAACTGCAAACGAGCGCTACGCCGCGCTGCAGCCGTACCAACAAAGGTTGATGGACAACCAGTCCGCTCTGATGTCGGGTCAGTTGGATGCGCAAGCTCTGGCAATGGATCAAGCGCAAGACAGCTACAAGTACAACAAAGAGACATTCCGGCCGCTTGAAGGGAAGCTGATCGAGCAGGCCACCGCGTGGAACACCGACGCCGAGCGTGAACGTCTAGCTTCACAAGCGGGCGCAAATGTACAACAAGCGTTGGACAATCAGCGCGGTCAGTCAATGCGAGCGTTGGAAAGGATGGGCGTAAACCCCAACTCCGGCCGTATGGCGCAGCTGCTGTCCGGTACGGGTCTGCAGGGCGCTGCGATGCAAGCCCAAGCTCAGAACACCGCGACGATGCAAGCCAGAGATCAGGGCTTCCAGAGACTGGCGGGCGTGACGGGTATGGGTCGCGGGTTGTCCGCCCAGTCAATCGCCGCAATCAACGCCGGCTCTGGGGCCGCACAAGCCGGTTCCGGCGCTGCCTCTGTTGGTCAGGGGGCGATGGGCTCTGCCGACAGAGTGGGGCAGATGTACACCGGAAATGCTATGGCGGGCCTTCAGGGCTACGGTAGCTCGATCATGAACGGCGCCAATATGACCAATATGGGTTTCTCGAACCAGCTTGCCGCCAATCAAGCTAACAACGCAATGTTGTCTGGTATTGGCGGTGCTGTTGGAAGCTTCTTTTTGGCTGACGGTGGCGTAGTCAGAGGCCCCGGCACCGGAACGTCTGACAGTGTCCCTGCCGTCAATCAAGACGACGGATCTCCAATCCGACTGTCTAACGGCGAGTACGTTCTGCCGGCCGCAACGGTCCGCAAGATTGGCATCGAGAAGCTCGACAAGATCGTCGAGAAGACAAACGGCAAGCCGCCTGTTCATCGGCGCAAAGCTCTGGAGGCCTAAATGGCTGAGAACTTCTTTACGGGCCTCACTGGGGCTATCCAACAAAACGCTAAGCAGCGCAACAACGACGACTACATCGAGTTGATGCGTCAGAGGCAGCTGCAAAGCGAGATGTCAGGGGCGCTTGCTGACAAGCGTGCAGACGAAGATATGGTGATGAAGCGGGAGGCGGCGAACCGCCAGCAGGAAGAGTCAACCCGCCGCATTCGTGCGCTTGACTTTGATCAGAAGCAGAGAGAAGACGCGGCTGAGCGCGTCAATCGGTTCAGGACCGAAAGCTCTGACTATGCGACTAAATTCTGGGCCCCGCAGGCCGTACTGGGCGCTGATGGCAACCCCACTATAGACAAAGACGGCAACCCCGTTACTACAAAACGAGACCCGAAGAATTACAGAGATCAGTTCAAGTTCTATGAGGGGCTCGCTGAGATTGGTCACAGGCACAACGGGATTGACCCAAAGGCCTACGGCCAGTTCTTAATGGACAAGAAGGGGCTGGACGATCTGGGCAAAACGCAAGTATTTGAGAACGCGCTGCGCCAAGACAAGGACGCGCTTTCGGAGGTCGGGGCCGCAGTAGGCTTGGGCGGAAATGTTCGGGTTGGCTCTCGTGTAGATAAATTCGGCCAGCCATCGATGTTCTTTTCTGGAGTAGGGAAAGACGGCAAGCCGACCGAAGTTGACGCGCTGTTGGCAATGAGTATTTTTGGCGGCAATGCAAAAGACCCGATGGCTGGGTCTCGCGCTCAAGCTGTTCAGACTCAAAACCTCAGAGTCGCCCAGCAGCGAGCCGATGCAGACACTGTTTCGGCAAGCGCCAGCATGACACGCGCATTGCGCCCGTCCGGCGGCGGCGATGGTGGCGGCGGCGAATCCAATGAGAGCGTTCCGCTGGCCGGCAAGGCCCTAAGGACCGAATCGGACAAGCTGGCGGACAACTCTCGTGCAGACAAGCCGTCATTTAGCGGGGTCTTCGGCACGACGCCAGTCGATACCCACGACAACTTTGCTAGAGACAGACAAACGCAAATTGGCGAAGACCTTCTTCGCAGAGGCGTTCCAGACGGAAAGGGTGGCCGGATTTACCCGCAGACCGCCGTGCAAGCCCAAACGATGGCGTCCAACTTATTTGGCAAAGTCGAAAGAGGCGTCGTCGACGGGATTAACTTTGCCAAGAATAAGGAAGGGAAGTACGTGCAAGTTCCGGCCGGGACAGCGGGCGCGGTTCCGTTCAATCATCCCGGCGTCCCGTTCCAGCTGAAGCAGCGCGCTCGTGATGAGGGCGTGAGCGCAAAACTTAGCGGCAAGCAATAAACCGAAGAGAGAGAACATGGGACAGTACGACGCGCTGTGGAATGAGGTCAACGGACAGTCAGATAGGTCCAATGCCGTCAGGAAGACCGGAGAACGGACCCGTGCAATACGGGGCCAGTACGACGACCTCTGGGAAGAGGCAAGCCGTCCAGCTGCACGCCCAGATCCAGCCGCCACGTCTGCCGCGGTAGCCCGCTCCCCAGAGCCACAGAGGGCGCCTGTTGGGCCAACATCGTTCGGGTCCGAGCAATCCGACCTGATGGGGGAGGGGGATGCGACGCCGCGAATCTCCCTGCCCGGCAGCGTCCTGAATGGCATGCCTAACCCCGCAAGGGCGCGTGCTATTGAGGACGTAGGCGCGCCGTTAAGCGTTGAGGGCCAAAGGCAAGTACAAGACGCCTACAACAGAGCCTCTCCGGCGCGTCGAGCGGCAATGTCTTCTAGAACTGATTTTGTTGGCGGCGCATCGAGAGCGTTAGATCGTCTTTACGAAGAGGCAAACCCCAGCGCACTGCGCGCACTAGGCGAGAGGAAAGAAGACGTAGTCGGGAACCGGATAGCGCAAGGAGAGGTGCCGTCTGTTGCCGAAGACTCTTATGCGTACGGTTACGGAAAGGACAGAAACGTAGCTCGTGCGGAAAAGTCTAACTACGACTTTGATGCGGCAAGCGAAGCAAAGACAGACGGCTTTGTAGAGCGCGGCTTTGACAAGGGCGTCGCTTCTATAAAAGCAGGCATGGCTGGCGTTAACCAAATAATCGGCGGCGCGATATCCCAACTTGGGCAGGCCGCGGAGATTGAGTCTGTCGATGAGTTCGGCAGAAGGCTTGAGGGCGGCTCCGCACAGCAATACAAAGCCGCTCAACGAAGGCTTGAGGCCATCGGAGACAACCCTGACAAAGTCCAAAATTTTATTGAGACTGGGATCTCCGGCGCAATGAACCTGATTCCGATGCTTGCTGGACCATCCGCCGGGTTCGCGACAATGGGAGCGCTTGCTACGGGCAACGGATTCGCCGCATCGAGCGCCAACGGAGCATCTTATGGTGACGCCCTTCGATATGGGGCGGCCGTTGGGATGGCCGAAATAATCGGCGAAAGGCTTGGGCTGCCGAGCCTGCAAAAGCTGTTTGTCCAAAACGCAAAGGAAATGACGCCGGACTCGTTGGCAAACTTCTTTACGGATTACATCAAGTACAACCTCAAAGAGCAGGGCAGCGAGCAAGTAACGAACGCGCTCAGCTTCGGGGCAGACAAATGGATGGCCGGCGGGCTGCAGCCAAATGCCACTCTTAACGACTACATCAAGTCCGTTTTTGACACGGCTTACCAGACGCTCGCCACGACAATGCTCGTTGGGGGCGCCGGTGCCGGCGTCCGAGCAACAGCGAATCGATTTGCAACAGACAAAGGCCTTGTCTCTAGCGCCATTCAAGGCGGCGTTGACTCAAGAGAGTTCGACAAGAGATCGATTGATGCTGCGGTCATTGAATCAATGCGTGGCAGCGATCCGCGTTACATCGACCCAAGCCGAACAACGAGAGCGGTCGCCGACCCAATTCGGCCGGACGTGCAGCAGGCCGGCGAGCAGGGCGGCACCGTCGTGCCCGCGGGCAATACTACTCAGAATCCAATCGTTGCCGACCAGAACTCTGATAACGACGATGAAGCGCTGCTTCGTAGGGCCGCGGCCACAGAAAAGGTCTACGACGAAGAAGGCAACGAGATCCCGGCAACAGCTGTTAATCAACAAAATACTGCAAGTGAACCCCCAACAGCTGTTGATACAGCTGTCTCAACCTCCTCCACCTCAATTCCAATCGGTGACCCAAGTATCTGGGAGCCGGGCGTCGATCTTCCTGCGCCCGAGTCCTATGACGGAGTCGAACCAACGGCGAGAGCTTCACAGCAGAAGTTCTTGGAGAAGCTTGCTGCGTCGCCGGTCTTCCAAAACGAAGGTCTGGGAGACGTCAAGCTTGCCGAGCCAGACGAGATCGGTCAGAGCAAGTACGACTCTTTGCGTCAGATTGTTCGCACGTACAAGAAGCTGTTTAACGTCGATGTCGTTCTGGCTGACTTTGGTGAAGGCGCCAAGATCCACGGCTACTACGACACACCGAGCGGAAAGGTCGTTCTGAACGTCCGTTCTGCCGACCTGACCCAAGCGATCAGTCACGAAGCGTTCCACGCATTCGAGAAGAAGCATGCGGACTTGTTCGCTCCGATCTATGCCGCGAGCGTCCAGCTGGCCGTCCCTCAGTCAATGGTCAGCATGTTCTCTGCCTACGGGCTCATGGAGAACAAAGACGGCAAGACCGAACTCGGTACAGCTGTTGATGCGTTGGTTGCAAACCCAGCAGACCAAGCTGCCAGACAAAAGCTGGCAACGATCCTTTCCGATCCAAAGAACGCGCTTGCTCGAAGTGAGCTTCTGGCCCACATGGTGGGTCAGGCGGCGACTCCGGCGATGTACGCCGAGCTTGTCCGCCGCTCCGGCAGCGCGTCGAAAGCCAACAAGATCATCCAGACGCTGACGGACTTCCTGAACGGCCTGTATCAAAAGTTGTTTGGGCGGACTCTTGATTACGTTGGCGGTCCCGACGGGCTCAAGCAAGTCCAGCGGATGATGAACGACATTCACAATGAAGTTCAGATCCGGACTGACAAGTCTCGTTTAGACGCAAAAGCAGCGAGAGCCACCGCGCAACCGGCTCCCGCCGCAACAGCTGTTGACTCAACAGCAGCCGCCACACCAGCGCCGGCCGCAAACACAGCCGCGAGCCCGCAACCCACTGCAGAGCAGCCGTTTGCCTCAGTAAGCGATCTTGTTGACGCCCTGAAGGCCAAAGATCCCAAAGCCAATACCGACCAAGCGCGTCAGTTCTTCAATGAAAACTACGATGCCGTCGTACGGGAACAGCAGCGGCGAGACGACGAAGAACGTGTAAGGCAGCAGAGTGGGACAGCTGTTGATCAAGCGACTACAGCTGTTGAACAGCCCGCTTCCGGCAGCGTGCCAACTAAACCAACCAGTGTCGCTGACGGGGCCCCTCCATTACTGGAAACAGGTAAGAACCAAAATGGTGCATTGACCGCGGGCAAAGAAAAAGTCGAGAGCATCAAAAGGAAAGCTAAGAAGCAGGCCGAAAGTAAGGAAAAACTGGCAGTCGCTCCGAGCGCAAGCGCGCCCACAACAGCTGTTGAACAGCCAATTCCTGCAAATAACGAGCAGAAAAAAAATTCACCGAGCATAAATAATGAAAATCAACAGTCCGCGCCAAAAGTGGTGTCACCGGCGACGACTGCTGACGCTCCGCAAAATGGGGCAAAGACTTCAAAGAAAGGGGTAATGACTCGCAAGCAGGCCGAAGACAAGCTTGACGAGCTTTCCATCGACCCGGAGACCAAGAAGTCTCAGGTGATGACTCTGGCGAAGAAAATGATCGGCGCCGGACTGATGCCCGCCGATGAGATGGGCAATCTGGAGCAGATCAGCAAAGACAGGGATATGGGCCCAGAGGATCTCATCAGCGAGATGGAGGCCTATGTCAGGGAAGAGGCAAACAACGACCCGAGTAACAGCCTCTTCTCGAAGAAAGTGTCCCCAGAATCCATCAGATCAATAGACGAGTTGGTGAATGCAGCAAACAGCGCATCTTCTTGGCGATATTGGTACGACACCTATCAAGGCGTCTTGCGGAACTACTTCGGAGAGGACACCGACCTCTTCCAGAAGTTGCTTTCCGCGACATCTCAAGCAACCAGCGTTCCGGCGAACGTCACGCTGGCCCTGAAGGCGTACCGGCAGCTAATTTCCGGAGAAGAGTTCACCGGATATCTCCCCGCTGTCATCAAGAACTTGAACCGCATCAGGGATCGAGAGGCACTGAGCGGCGAGAAAATCTCGGAGTATGGGAAGGCCGTTGACGGAGACGGAAACGGTATCGCTGTCGATCGCCACATTGCCGAGTTGCTTTTCAGCACTAAGGCCCCGAGCCCCGCGCAAATTGCGGTCGGCAAGAGGATAATTAGAGAGGTTGCTGGAAAGCTGGGCTGGGCCCCCAGAGAGGTTCAGGCATCGCTTTGGGCATACAACCAGATTCGCAAGGGCGGAAGGCCTGCTTCGTACGATACATACCTTGAAAGGAAGGCAGATGAAATCAGAAGACTCAGATCAGGGAGAGAAGGGCAAGAAAATAGAGGAGACCCTGAACTCGAAAGAAGTGCAGAGCCGCGCCAAAGTCCTGCTGGAGAGGCTGGAGTTCGCGAAGGAACTGGAGCAGCGAATGAAAAGTTCAGCAGACAAGTCTTAACCAACGTCCTTGTCGACGCCCCTGTTCGCCCGATTTCTGACTTCATTGACGAACTGGTTGTCCCGACATTTGCGGATCTGACGGTTGCTGGCGGCGCGATCGTTGATGTCGATGGAAGCGTAATCATCCCTGTTGAGGTTGATGGCGGTCCAAACTACCCGGCCCTTGAAAAGACGTCTGCAAAAGAACTTGTGTGGGCGATCAAAGGGAAGGGTGCTGTATCTCAGTTTGCCAAACACAAGAAGGGCGCTAAGTATGTTGTCGTGATCGCAATGGGCCAAGACGCCCATAAGTCAAACGCAACCGTCAATACAGTGTTCGTCCGAGCCCTTGAATCTTTTGCCAGCGACGGGCGGTTTTCTCAAGAGACCCTTTCAAAGCTGACCGAACACGTCAAGAACTCAAAGCAAGCACGGCGTCAAACACTGATCGGCAAAGCCCTTACTGGGATGCCAGACCTTCGGTCGCTTTCGTCCGAAGCGGGCAAGACAGAATTCGAGAACTACTTGGCATCGATATCGTTTGAGGCGAGATCGGTCATGTCAGACCTCTTGAGTTCTGCGACTGCCGAGAAGATTATGGGCGTGCCGCTCTTTCAAAAAGTTCTGCGCCTCACGATTGAACCGGAGTTTGCTGGGGTTCGTCTCGGAGCCGCTGTTGCACTTCTTGAGGTCGACAGGAAAAGTCCGGTTGTGGAGCTAGACGGAAAAGAGTTCCCGACCCATATGTCGTACAAGTACGGCGTCAGAGGCAGGCTGGTCGCCAAGTTTGAGAAGCCGGTCTCGATGGAGCTTTTGTTCCCCGAGTTCATCGCCCGGCGGCGCACAGAAAGCACAAGCCCATCAAACGACTACAGGTCTTTGTCGCTGAAACGACCCGTTGTCAATATTCCGAGAACTGTCCGATCGCTTGACGAAAAGCCGGTCAAGAACATCAAGAACGCCACGCACCTCTCTACCCTTCTTGATGCACTTGATGGCAACTGGACCGTGCTTGAGAAGAAGCCCGGACAGAAAGCAAAGACCGCCGGCCTTGCAGAGTATGTTCGCGGGCTTAGGGTAAGCGAAGCATCGTCAACGCTGACCCCGTACACCGACCAGCAGCTGAAGAAAGAGGTCTCTGCTGGGACGGTTCGGATATTCCGTCTTGGAGACCACGACATCTGGTTTGGCCTTCGTAAGAAGGAAGGCAAGACCGAACTGTTTGGCGTCTATAACAACGAGCAGGGAGTGCCCGGCGTCGTCGGCCTGATTCTTCGCAAGGCCGTTCAAGAGGGCGCAAACCTCCTTGACGCTTACTCGGTCAAGTCGAAGGCGTATCCCGACGGCAGGCTGCCAACGATCTATGGTGGCGCAGGGTTCAAAGCGTCCGATTCCTACTCGTTCGACCCAAGCTATTTGGTAGAATACGATACTGAAAAGTATTCACAGTCGCCCGAGTATCGCGAAGAAGTTGACCGCGAGCGACACAACAAGCTTCTGGCCCTTCGGGCCTACTGGGAGTCGGCGGGGTGGAAGCCGGAGCTTGGCCCAACAGGCGGCATCGTCAACTATCCAGACGTTGTCGTAATGGAGAGAAAAGATGGATCGACAGAAGAAGGATCAGGACCGGATAACACAGCTGCTGTTGGGCGAGTTCAGCCGTCAGGAGTTGGAGAAGCTGCATCCGGAGGCAGACAAGATTCTGAACCGGCTGATCAACAACGAGTACGACAAGCACGGGACGGCTCGGATGACGCCGGAGATGTTCGGGGGCTTTCGGGAGGTAATGAACGAGTTGTGGTCACCCGGCTTGACGACCGTCTTGAAGACACTCTCCGAGAAGCGGTAGCACTGACAGACGCGGATATTGTCAATCTGGGCCAGACCCCAGAGCGTGTCCGCGCAATTGCTGAGAAGGTTGGACCGGAGCTTCGGTTCTCCCGCCAAATCGAGTCGCCGCAGCTTAAGCAGTGGTTCGGCGACAGCAAGATCGTCAACGAAGACGGCACTCCAAAGGTGATGTATCACGGCACTGCCCGAGACATCACTGAGTTCCGCCCCAAGCAGGCGAATGCGATCTTCGTCACCGACAAGCCAGCCTTTGCTGCAGACTTTTCGGACATGTCTGCCGAGTACATGGAGAAGAAAGCGCTTGGCAGTCTGACCAAGAGACAACGCGAAGCGATCTCAGTTAGCGTTCAGGCAAACATCAAAAGGAACTACCCGAAGGACGCTGGTATCGGGGGCGATCTCAGTGCTCAGCTGAAAGACTGGGTGAATGGAGTTCAGGAGCCTAAGGGCGAGCTTCTTGACTACGTCCAGTATTCGGCTCGCAAGCAAGGCAAGGTCGGCGGCGGTCAAAACATCCTGCCGTTGTTTGTCAAAGCGGAAAACCCGTGGGACTTCGACAATCCGGCTCAGGTTGCTGAACTGCGCGACTGGCTGAAGAGCAATGGAGTTGGGTGGTACAGGCAGCTGGATGACGTCCAGAGTCGTCCCAACAACTGGAGTCTGATTGAAGACCCGAAGACTCAAGAGGGGCTGAAGGTTCTTGGATTCGACTCCTTCTACGTCAAAGAGGGCGGCGTCAAGAATCTGGCCGTTTACAACCCGACTCAACTGAAGAGTGCGATCGGCAACAACGGAGACTTTGATCTCAGTAACCCCGACATTCGCTTCAGCAAGCTGATCGCCCTGTCGCATGCCGCGATCGATCAGATGAACAGACACTCGCCGGTCGTACTTGGCAAATCGTTGGGTAGGACATCACAGCTGTCCGAAGACCTTGCGTTCCAAAGGCGGGTCGAGATCATTAGGGGCGTTTACGACAAGATGCCCGCGGGCTACAACGTCCCCGTGCCGTCGATGGTCACCAGCAATGCAATGCGCATCTCCAAGATGCCGCAGCAGGCCGTCACTTGGTCGTTTGGGATCTTGGAAAAGGTCTTGTTCACGAAGCATGCAGCGGACTTCGATGGCGTCACGGCGGCAGAGATCAATCGCTCGATGCGCGATCCGGTTGCCATTCTGAAATCAAGCAGGGCTCCGGATGAGTTCGACATCATTACCGACATCGTCCGCACTAACGAAGAGGGCAAGACTGGTCCGATCGTCATCGTAGTAAAGACGAATGCGGTGTTCAATCCCGAAGGCTTTGCGGCGATTAAACATACAGCTGTTAAGTCCGCCTATATCCGCCCAATTGGCGGCAAAGACAATGTGTCCGACAGAATCAGCAATGTCGAGAACATTCGCTACTTAGAGCTTGGCCGGGCGCGTGAGGTCTTCAATCAAGCGAAGGGCGGCCGGTTCCCAGAAGACGCTATCAAACGGGAGTTGTCTAAGAGGCGAATTCCGGATTGGGTCAATGTGGTTGCTGAGATTGGTGACCGCTACACCGGCCCAGTCGAAGACATGCCGCTGTTCTCTCGCCCGCTCACCGAAGCCGAGCGTGAGGTCGAGAGCAACTTCAGGAATGACCTCAGGGACAACTACGAAGCCAAGAAAGCTGAGTACTGGCGCGACAGCCCCGGCACGCTCGATGTCGACAAAGCAAGAGACCTGTCGCCGGAATACAAGAAAGAGCCAAGCAAGTACTCTGCGGCAGTACACGAGCCAGCCAGCGACTTTATTAAACAGCTGTACGGCGAACAGCTGTCGTCCATGCCAAAGGGCAGCATCGTCCTGTTTAGCGCTGGCGGTGGCGGATCTGGCAAGGGTTACATTCTTGGCGGTTTTGCGGCCGACATATCTCGTGCGGCTGATCTCGTATACGACACCACGATGTCGGGCTTTGAGTCCGGTCAACGTCGCATTCAGGCGGCGATCGATGCTGGTCACAAAGTCAGCGTGGTTCTGGTTTACCGAGACCCCGTTGCCGCGCTTAATGGGGCAATCGGCAGGGCTGCCAAAACTGGGCGGGTCGTGCCCATTAACGTGATGGCTAAGGATCACGCAGCTGGTCGAGATGCGGTTAAGAAGCTTGTTGAGTACTACGCCGGAAACCCAAGCTTTTCGGCCGTTGCTGTTGACAACAATGGCACTACTCCTAAGTACGTTTCCATTGATCAAGTCGAGCAGATCGACGAAAATAGAGTGCTAGAGGATCTTTATGACGAACTCGACAGACAGTCCCAAAACCCAGAGCTTGCTGGAGTCGTTGCCGCTTTCAGAGCGGCGTCGCCTGTTCGGCCTGCTGACCAGCAGCGAGTGGGACGTGGCCGAAGGGGAGAAGTGGCCGGACGAGAAGACGCTCCAGTTCGCGTACAAGAAGGACAAGCGTCTGGACGAGATGCACGCGAGAATCAAGGCGGGCAAGACGGGCTCCTGAGCCGCAAGGTACTGACGCAGGGCAACAAGTTCACGCTCCCAGAGCGTTCGATCTCCGAGCGAATCTCCAACAAGTTCGCAAACGAAGTCAGCCGGGTAGAAGACATCCAGAAAGAGATCGTCAAACAGGGCGGTCTGCTGACAGACAAGTCAAACGTACAGTGGGCTCAGACCCGCATGTACCGAAAGTCGGCCCAAGAAGTAGACCGATTCCGAGAAGAAAAGGTCTACCCGCTCATGCGGCGGATCGCCAGAGCCGGCATCCAGCTGGACGACTTGGCGATGTACCTGTACGCCAACCACGCAGAAAAGCGCAACGCCTATATCGCTTCGATCAATCCACAGTTCCCTGATGGCGGGTCTGGGATGTTCGATGCTGAGGCAAAGCAGAAGCTGACGTCGTTCAGGGCTAGGCCCGACTACCAGACGTTCAAGGCGCTTGCAAAAGAGCTTCAGTCGATCACGGCGGCTACTGGGCAAGTCCTGCTGAACGGAGGACTTGTAGACCAGAATCAAATTTCCGCGTGGCGGAACACGTACGGCGACACCTACGTTCCCCTGAAGGGCTGGGAAGACATCGATGAGTCGATGAAGGTCTCCCACCGCAGCGACCCGCGTGTGCCGTTTGCAAAGCGCGCACTGGGGCGTGGATCGCGTGCCGGGCAGATCATCGAAAACATCATGGGCGACTACGAGCGGGCAATCGTCGCTGTCGAAAAGAACAACGTGCGCAAAGCGTTCTATCGGTTTGTCTTGGACAACCCCGATGAACAGCTGTGGCAACCGCAAAGAATCATCCTTACTAAGCGCTTCAACAAGGGCGCCGTGATGTCGCCTCTCGCGATGGCGCAGGGCAACGTCACCTACTCTGCGACGGTCGACAACCGAGAGGGTCACACGGTTGCTGTTCGGATTGGCGGCCAGCTGAAGTCAATCTGGGTCGCAGACGAAGCGATGCTGGACGATCTCTCGCAAGCAATCGATGCGGTCGATGGGGACACACGGCTTGCGATGCGGACCCTGATGGGAATCAACCGCACCCTTGCCAAGTCTTATACGGCGCTGTCTCCTGCGTTCGTTCTCACCAATGCCACGCGAGACCTGCAGACCGCCCTGTTGGCGACTGGCATCGAGAAGAAGGGCGGCTTATGGCGGGCCGCAAAGATAACCGCTCAGCTGATTCCGCTGTCTTGGAACATCTGGCGGGCCACTCGGAACAATGAATGGACAGCTGTTGGTAACAGATACCGAGACGCTTATATCGCGATGCGTGACGCGGGGGGCGCGCAGGGCTTTATGGGTTTCATGGATCTTCAGGATCGCCAGAGGAATCTGAACCAGATCATCGAAGAGACACAAAACAACATCCGCCTTAACCCGAAGTCTTGGTATATCGAAGGGCGCAAGATGATTCGCGTCGCCCACGACTTCATCATGGACCTCAATGGCGCTATTGAAGGTGCGGCCCGTGTGGCGGCGTATGCCGAAGCAATCAAAGCCGGAGAGACTAAAGAGTCCGCAGTTAATACCGCCGCAAACGTAACAACAGACTTTGCTCGAAGGGGCAAATGGACGCCGTGGCTTAGCGGGCTGTGGTTGTTTGCAAACCCCGCTATTCAGGGTGCTCGCCGAGTTGCCGCACTTGCCTTCTCTCGGAAGGGCGCTGCGTTTACCGGATCTCTGGTGACGTTGGGTTATATGACGGCGATGATGTCTGCCGGGGCGACTGGAGATGACGACGAGCCGTATTGGGACAAGCCAGACGTTCAAGACACCAAGCTAAAAAACTTGCTGTTCTTTGATCCGCAGGGCAACCAATACAAGATCCCACTGGCTTATGGGTGGGGGTTCTTTGTCAATGTCGGTTATGCGCTTGCAGATATTCAGCGCGGCAAGGCCACCGGACGAGCCGCGGCATTCTTGACCAACAGCGTCTTCCAGCACTTCTCGCCGCTTGGCTCGACAGAGAACATGGCATCGTTCTTTGCCCCGACATTGCTCGACTTGGTCGTGCCTTTAGCGACAAACATGACCGACCGTGGCAGGGAGTTAATGCCAAGCAATTCGTTTGGGAAAGAGGAGCCCAACTCGGAGCGGTATTGGTCCAGCACGAGAGGCACGTACACCGAGAAGGCAACGACTTGGCTGAATGAAGTCACCGGAGGTTCGACTGCGGTTCCCGGCTATATCAGCGTGAGCCCAGAGTCTGTTAACCACGTCCGAAACTTTATTTTTGGTGGTGCCGGACAGTTTGTTGCCGACACAGCCAGTTCTATTTACCTGACAGCGACATTGGGTGGGTCAACAGCTGTTGAGAAGAACAAAGTCCCGATCCTGAAGAGCTTTTACCGGACTAAGGACATTAAAGGCGAGCAGGGGGCGTTCTTTGAGAACAGCAAGGAAGCTCTTCAGGCTCTCAATGAGGCGAAGACTTACTGGGGCAAGGAAGACAATACAACAGCTGTTCAAGAGCGCCTTGATCAGAACGGCGGACTTGCGGCGCTCGGTCGGTCGGTACAGAGCTACAACAAGGCGCTCAGCAATCTCCGGAAAGAGGAGATGATGATCACCGACAACAAAGACATGAGCGACGTAGACAAAGAAAGTATCCGCAGCGACATCGATCAAAGACGTAAACAGCTGTATGACGACTTCAATCGGATGTTCTATGCCGAGAAGAGCCAGATTGAGAAATAAGGGATCGCGATGAAGAAATCACCGGCTTGGCAGCGCAAGGAAGGCAAAGACCCAGATGGCGGGCTCAATGCAAAGGGCAGGGCGAGCTATAACAAAGCCACTGGCGGAAACCTCAAGCCCCCGCAGCCGGAAGGGGGTCCAAGAAAGGACGCCTTTTGCGCTCGGATGGAGGGCATGAAGAAGAAGCTTACGTCGGCCAAAACAGCCAACGACCCAGACTCCCGAATCAACAAGAGTCTGAGGGCGTGGAAGTGCTAGTTATTTGAGGTCTGAGAACAGCGAGTTGACCAGTGTCTCTCTGGCTTTGGTGTTCATGTGTGCGTAGCGGGCAGCCATTGTTGGCGTCTTGTGGTTCAGCAGGTCCATCACCTGAAGAATTGAGGCGCCGCTTTGTGCCGCCAGCGATGCGGTGGTGTGGCGCATGGTGTGGAAGCACACGTCTTGCGCGTTATCCAGACCGGCCCTAGAGAGCGCCTTGCGGTACTCCTTATCCAGCGTATAGGGCTTGCCTGTACGGCCCTCAAACAAGAGTTTTGTGGGCTCGTGGGGGCGGTAAAACGGCGCCAGTTCGGTGACCACTTGATCGGTGATCATTGCCATGAACGGGGTGCCATTCTTTGTGCGCCGCACAATAACGGACTTGCCCTCCAGATCGATGTCGCCGTGGGCGATGCGGGTCAGGTTGCCGCGGCGCAGGCCGGTCACGGCTGCCATCAGTATCAGAAGTCGCAGCTTTGGGTATGCCGATGCGCGGGCGACCTCAAGCAGCTTGGTGACCTCTGCCTGCGAGAAGTAGCTCCTGCGGCCTTTGCCTTCCTTCCACTTGACGATCTGGCGGGCAGGGTTGTGTCCGCCGTAGCCTGAGGCAATTGCGGCGACTCGGTACAGCTTTGATATGGCTGAGGCGTAGCGGTTCTTGGTTGAGCCGCTGACCGGCATGGCATCGACGTTCTGGTAGACGTCTTGGGAGGTCACTGAGGCGATCGGCGTGTCGGCGCCAAACATGTCTACAGCCCAGTTGATCCTCTGGATTGTGGAGGGGTCTGTAGTGGTTGAGAACTTCTGCTCGAACACCTCACGAGCCTGCTGGAACGTGACGTTCGGATTATTGACTTTGCGGACGGATTTTGCGGCTGCCATAACTTCCCCTTGTAAGTGGTTGATTTCACAAGGAGAAATTTTGTTCCGAACCGACTGCGGATTAACAGTCCGTCGCTCTACCAACTGAGCTATCAGGGAACAGGGAATTGCTCCCCTTGTGAAGCTCGGATTTTACCACACGACAACGGATTTTTGCGTTCCCAGAAGGTCTAGATCCAGCTGCTTTGAGGCGTTTTGCTTAAATGTTAAGCATTCGTCGTAGCTTCCTACGCAAAGCAACAGCTGTGACACCGAGTCCCACACCGCCCACCCGTCTTTGTGCTGGATGACGGATAACCGCTCCGTCACTCTACTTGCCCCCGTCACCAAAGTAGAAGCTGCTCTTGGCCTCTTCCTTAATCTGAGCGGCCTTCCTCTGACTAGCGGCAAACGCCCTGAACTCCATCGCCCACTGTTCACAGATCCTGTCGACAGTCTGCGGGTCCAAATCGGCGACGTTGACTTGCACCCTGTCGTGAGAGCTATCTAGAGACATTGGCCGCAGCGTCTTCACCGACAACGAGCGCGGCATGGCCGGCATCACCAATTCGACTTCAATACTTATACTCATACAGATACCCCGAGATGCTCTTTGATCCGCTCAGACAGCGGGCTAGGCACAGCTGTTGAGCACTCCAACAGCAACATCCTGCCGACCTCTAGATCGTCAGCAACAAGCTTGAGCACATCACTGCCGAGATCAATAGCGACCCAGCGCAGCATGTCAACCATGTCGCCGCTTGGCGGCTTCGAGACTTCAAGAGGCGCATAGACGGGCTGGGCTTTCATGGCGTCAATCAGCTTGTCGATGTACCAGCGCGACTTTTGCACATCTGTCAGGCCGCCTTTGTTCTCGTATCGCCACAAGTATTTAATGACGTTTGCGACGCAAATAGCTTCGATCCCAGACTTCTGGATCGTTGCTGCCGAGATCGCGTCGATGCATTCGATCTCGCCTTGCTTGTAATGCTCTGGGTTAACGTCGTTACTCATCTTTGGCCCACATGTAGTGCGGCGCGCAGTTCTTCCATAACCGCCCAGACTGAACGCCACGACTCGCAATCTGGGCAACCCGGCTCCTTGCAGTCTTCGTCTAGATCAGACGTTACAGACTCTAATACCTGTAGTACCCGCTTTATAAGTCGGGGGTTGGGCGGATGTTTATCTCCTCCCATCACCCTTTCCCCCTTGCGCGGATGGCAAGAGCATTTCCGACCAGCACATCGCGCACCATTGAATTGTTTTCGCACACTGCGGCATTGCGATCAAGAATCTGGGCGCAGGCTTCACGCTCGGCCAGCACTGCATCCGGCTCGGCCTGCTGTGGTGGCGTCGCATACAACCGGATTGTTTCGCCTTCCGGTACGTATGTATGAAATTCGATTTGCTGGCGGTCGGCGTCTCGATAAACCGTGGCAATCGGCTCTGTAGACAACTGCTCGGCCAGCAGCTTGCCCCGCAAATCATTTCGCTGCCGAAGAACGCAGGCGGGGCGGGTGCAGTGATAACCGCACGAATGAATGTCGTCCATGCTTTACCTCAATTCCGGTTAAACCAGACCTTTGGGGGCATCTGGCTGTGTTTGCTTTTCTTGTTCAAGTCGATTTGCGACACGATCTTTTTGAACTCTTTGCAGGCTTTGCACCTTCCGCATTGTTTCTCGCAGGGTTTGAAACTCTTGCAACCCCACGCCGACTCTTCGATCAATTTTTATCCATCCGAAAAAACACAATCAGGGTGATGATCTGACCAGCTGCAATTCTTGTCGCAAAAGTCTTCTTCGAGCAGTGCGGACAGCGCGTCAAGCTTATTCAGGCAGCACTTGTAATGGGCAGGCCCTGCGCTATAACAGGTCTTGTTATGCGTGACTCCGACGTCCTCAAAGAAGGATCTTGGATACAGAGGTATGTCGTTTACCGATGACGGGGCGTGCAATAACAGCCCATTCTGGTGACTAAGCCACGCTGCTGGTTTCATTAGACTTGTCCTGTCTCGGAACCCACGATGCGGCAAAGTCACACCGGCCGATAAGATCCGGTACTTTGTCTTTGGTCATTCGCAGCTTGTCCTCAAACGTGTGGAAAGTTGATGAGTCCTTTGCTTTGTATTCGGCAGGCGGTCCGTATTCCAACTCGCCGCGACGGATGATCATGTCAACTGCAATCAGAGAGCGAAGCGCGTTTTGAACAACCTGCGAACTGAAACCAAGCTCTTCTCGCAACTTAATTGCGGACTTGTACTCTTCGAGAATCGCTTCGTAGACTTGCTTTCGGTGATTAACGCCCGTGGCCTTTGATGTCATTTTAGAACAACCGCCTGTTCAATGTTGATGAATGCGTTTGAGCCAACCTTCGATCCGCCGCTCTTGGACGGGTCTCTTGTCTTCGTTGTTTGAACTCGGACTTTCGTTAGGAAGTTCCCTCTTTCATCGCAAATCTTTTGGACCAGCAATGATTTCTCCGACGGCAGGTAAAGCCATCCAGTCAAGATGACCCGAAGCGCAACGCAAAGCTCGCGAGCGTTAGAAATCTTTTCGTACCCGACCATCCATTCGTTATCAAACCCGCCTGACGAAGCGGGTGCGCGCAGCTGATCAAGCATTACATTGCGAGTCTTTGTTTCGACAGCACTTACGACTCGACCATTCATTGAGATAAAGCCGTCAATGAGGGAGGTTTCGGCTTTGTTCGTCGTCAAGAACTTGCAAGCGGGGTATGCGTCTTCAAAGATTTGAATCGCATCTTTTTCAAGATCAAGCGCTTTCTGACCCCTTTCGGTGTGGATCTCAGAAAGCCTGTTGCTGAAGACGTGGATGATCAAAACTCACCCCCGGCGTTTGAGTTGTGATGCGGGCACTGTTGAGAGACAGCGCAGTACGACTCGCATCGCCGGTAAGTCTTTGGGCGCTGTTCGATGTAGTGACTTGCGTCTTTGCCAACCTTCGCCGACTCTGCCTCTTGTCGGGTGTCGTAAAGCTTGATTGCCGACTTTCGATTGGCTTTCATCAGAGCAAAGACTTCTTTGGTGGCCCACCGCTCCTCATCGCTGCACGGCTCTGGGTCTTCTTGTTGATGCAGAGCGACCCGCTCTTCGATGTACTCAACAGCTGTTGCCTCATCCCAAAGCGGGATGTCGACCACCAAGGCATTCGCTGGCGGGTTGCCATCAAAGCCGGCCGCGGCTTTGACGAAGTCAGTGAAGTACATCGCGACCTTGATGCCTTCGATCCGATATCGATCGTCTCCCGACTGGCGGTGCGCCTCTCTGCACAGCTGTGCGTACACATTCAGCTGCTTTTCCCATTCGTCTTTCCCGCCAAACTTGAACGCCCAGACCGACGTCGTCTTGGTGTCCCAGATGACGTTGTCTTCGATGTTGTCGATTGCGCCGGACACGACCCACCCGCCGACGGTCATTTTCAATCGCTCTTCAGACGTGGCGTTGGGAGATGCGCCGTACCTATGAAGGAACTCGTGGAATGCGGTCCCAAGAGTGGCCTTCACCATGTCCGATGCGTCGGTGACTTGCTCATACTCGCGCAACATCCGGCGCCGGTATGGAGACGAGATCAGCTGCGTGACCGAGATGTCGCTGTTCCCTCTGCTGTAAGGCAGATTGTTCAGCGCTCTAATAAATTGGGCCGGGAGATTGAAGTTATTTGTGATCATAAGAACGCCGGGATTACGCGCCCGGCCGCGAACAAGTCACGCGGCCTCTGGGGAGGGGGGAGACGGCGGCAATCGACTATTTGGAATCGTTGCCGGGCCCGCGCCCTGTTTGGTTCCGTTAAGCCGACGGTTTCCTGCGGTTGGCCTACTCAAAACGGGATTTCGTCTTCTTCCTGCTTTGAGTAAATTTTTGGCGACTGCTCGCTGAGGGCGGCGTATTCCGGAGATTTCTCGACCGAAGCTTGGGTGTACTTGCTGAGCTTCTCAAACACGCTTTGGTCAAAGTTCTCCAGATCGAAGAACAGCTGTTCATTCTCGGCAGGCGGCGCCTCCATGCCTTTGGGGAGGGGGGCAAGGGACTTGATGTTTGCGTACACCTTGCCTTCGCGCTCGGTGTGGATGACTGAAACCATGCAGGTCTTGCCAAGCAGCTGTTTCGCCTCAAATCCGGCTAGTTCTGCTTCAGAAAACCTCTTGTTTCTCCAGCCTTCCAAGTCTTCGCGCAGCTTTGACTTTTCGTGGAGGCTGGTTTTGTATTCCTTGCTGATGGCCATAGGGCGCCCATCCGCCATTCGTTCGCCGCAGATTTCCCACGAGATACGAACTCTGTGGCCGAACTTAACTTCTCCCTTGTACTCGGTCCGTTGTGTGCCGAGATCGATCACGGCATAGCACCGTGCCGCGTGGCTGCCGCTGGAAAGGGGGGCAAAGTCACCGCCGCTGTTTGAACCTTTGAAGATGAGACCCATCGCTTTTTCCTGTTTGATTTCTGTAATTGACTGTCCTGTGGTTTGCCACCACTCGACACCGCCGTCGTTGTCACGTTCTGAGTAGTCTTCCACTACGAAATAGTAGTGTATAAGCGCAAAGCAATCAAGCCACGGAGGCTTGATTTTTGAAAACTCTACGTTACGGTTGGCCGAACCTCAGCATCCCAACAACGCGGCCGGCTGGCCGGTATTCGCTCGGGCTGACTTCGACTGCGCTGTCTGCGTCCGCGTCGGCGCTGATGCGGATGTTGCCTGTAAGCAGGCGACGCACACGGCGGACAAAGACCGACTTGTTGGCTCTGATGACGTAGACGCCGTCCTTGGGGTACGTCTCGCAACCAGTGTCAACCAGCAAGATGTCGTCCTGACTGATCGCCGGCTGCATCTCTTTGGAGGGCATGTAGAGGCCCCTGACGGCGTGGATAGACGTCGGGGTGTCTATCGACTTGTTGAGCACACGATCGCTCAAAAACAGCTTCTCGATCGTCTGCGACATGTTGTCGAGCGAGATGATCGGAATGGTCGAGAACCGCTCTGATGGGGCGCCGGAATCAAGATCCATCCAGCCTGCGGGGAGGCCCATCTTCTGCTCGATTTCACGGGCAAGTCGCTCACCGATCGAACGAACAATCTCCGGGTTGTTCGAGAGGACAAGAACGATGAGGTTCGAGTTCTTGCCGGATGCGCGGGCAAACGCCGCACGATTGCCGTCGAACTTCTCATCGATGTACTTCTTGAGGTTGCGTTTGCGAACCTCTGCTAACGCGGGGGGGACTTTCATTGCTGCGACTTCATTTGTTGCGCCTCAAATATTGGATGGCCCAAGAAGCGCCGTAGACCGGACACCGGAGAAGCATGGAATAGGTAGGCCCTCTGTGTATTGATGCGATGCAATATAGCACTCAAAGGTAGTGTTCCACCATTATCTGAAAGGGTGAAGGGCTTCGACTTCGTCTGCAGATCGACCAAAGGTTTGCAAGAAGGGAAATTACATGTAACAATACGTTCTCGTGTTGAGTAAACGCAGGAACGAATGCACGCCTTAGACTATTTACAGAGCCTGTCTGGTATGGACAGGGCCCAGATTTCGATCAATGCGCGGGTGACGCCCAGCTATGTTGCGCGTCTTCTTTGCTCTAGAGCGAAGACCAACTACGCGCCGCTGGCCCTTGCTGTGGAGTGTGCGAAACACTCTGGCGGCAAAGTGGACATCCTTGGTTCGATCAAGGAGTCGGCAACGGACTGGGGTTTCCTCAAGGACTACCTCAACCGCTTGTGATATTCGGGTACTCCGGACCCTAACTAAGAGCGCCATCCAGTCGCTGCGCGGAAGAAAAGCTGGTAGCCAATTTAGGTTGGCCGGTGGGCGAACCCTGACGCCGAAGAGGTCGGGGGCTGGTTATCCAGCAGGTGATGGCTTCTCGACCTCCCATCTTGCAGGGGGGTAGGGGGGCTATGAGGTGATGGGTGTGGATAGGAAGCCGGTAGGGCCACAAGAAAGCAGGCGAGTAATCCTTTAGGGCGATAGCAAAAGGATTAACGTAGGGATAATGTGTAAGGATGGATGGGTAAGGGTTGCTGATAAGTATTCAACCAGAAACGGGGTGAACATGGACGACGGGTTACGAGTGGCAGTGTCAGGGAATGAAGTCACGATCTACCAGAACGCGGGAGATCCAGACTTTCCGGAAGACGAAATCGGCATCTCGATGACCGCCGAGAGTTTCCGGAAAATTGTGGCGATATCGGAGATTGCGTTCGGCGTTAAGGTCAGAGCAAAGCCACAGCCCAGCGAGCGGTTCGCGGAGTTCTGGGCTGCCTACCCGAACAAAGTGGCAAAAGACAAGGCTGCACGGTCTTGGTCGTCAGTGCAGGCAGATGACATTGCCGACGAGATCATCGGCGCGCTTGAGTCTTGCAAGACCTCCGAGCAGTGGGTCAAAGACAACGGCCGGTTCATCCCTCACGCATCCACTTGGCTGAACAACCGTCGTTGGACGGATGCCGAGTCGACGGCTGAATTGGGAGTCTTCAAGTGATCCCGCCCGGCGCCCAAGAAATTCTCTACCTGCGGCTCGCAGGCAAGCGGCCGGATGAGTTTGTCGTCTGCTCGACCATCGGTGCGCTGCCGTTCAATTGGGTCGTGGATGTCGACTTCAATACAGATTGGGATTTGATGTGGGCGGTCGATCTCGATGTTGTGGTCGTCGCTCAGTCGACAGATCGCGTAGATCCATTCCTGAGACAGTTCATCAAGCATAGGCCCAGATCCCTGACGCTTTGGCTGGACGACTCTGCCGGCGGTTTTGATGTTCGGTTCTGGCCCGCGGTCGACACGATCAGCAAGCCAATTGATCAGTGGGTATGGGAGGTCGATATGCTCCCAATGATGGGCTGGCAGAACCTTGCCATGCTTGAGCTGATGTCGGGGGAGTTCGCATGAACATCATTCCTGACACTTTTGACTTCAAACAATACGAGTGGAAAGCGAAACCTAACTCAGACGTATTGCGCACGAACCAGCTGGACTTGGTTGATGCGTTTTACGGCGAGATCAAAGGCGACGAACTGCCGTGGCCCAAGACCGCCAAAGACGTTCGCCTGCGCCCGACTGAAGTTACCGTATGGCCGGGAATTAGCGGTCACGGCAAAAGCCTGATCACTACCCAGCTTGCCTTTCATCTTGCCTTCACCGGCAAGCGGGTGGCGATCGTCAGCCTTGAGATGCGCCCCGTTACGACGATGGCTCGGATGGCAAGGATGGTCAGCGGGGGCGACAAGCCCACCACGGGCTGGCTGAACGAATTCAAAAGCTGGGCCAATGACAAGATTTTCCTGATGGGAATTCAGGGGATCGTCGACCCAAAAAGGGTTCTGGATTTCATCAACTACGTCGCTACTCGTGCCGGCGTTTCGCACGTCATCGTCGACAACCTGACAAAGATCATCCGCTCTGAAGACGACCACAACGGCCAGAAAAGTTTTGTGGACGACCTTTGCTCGATTGCTCGCGACCGCCGCATTCACATTCACTTGGTCGCTCATACTCGAAAGACCCAGTCTGAGTACGAGATGCCCGATAAATTCGACGTGCGTGGTTCGAGTTCCATAGTCGATCAGGTCGACAACGTGATTGTGGTTTGGCGCCATAAGCGCAAAGAAGACGAGCTTGCGAAGACCAACATCGACCCAATCAAGCGTGGGGAGTGGGAGTCAAAGCCCGACTCGATGCTGATCGTTGCCAAACAAAGAAACGGGGACTGGGAAGGAAAGATCGGTCTGTACTGCCATCGAGCTTCCATGTGGTTTAACGAAGCGCCCAAGCAAAAGCACCCGCTCCCGCGCATGTTCAAAGAAACAGAGCCCGAAGAACTTGTGCCGTTTTGAGGCCGCCTTTGCAGGTTCAGCATCACTACGTCTTAGTAGTGAAAGGTTGCCGAGAACTGGAACACGGGATCTACAAGACGGTGAATGAGGCAAACATCATGGGACAGCTGTTGGTTGTTCTGGGTTTTGCCTCAAACGAAGAAATAGAGATCGAGAAGATATGGGTAAGCACAAGACGATGAATAAGCCCCCCGAAGGGGCTACGAAATTGACCATTGAAGACATGGTCGTTTCGTACGCGACCGCAATGTCCGCCGAAGACGTCCAAGAAACCATGAAAGAGATGGGATTCAAGATTTCGGAGGTGGACACCCTTTGCCGAGTGCTGATCGCTCAAACGTGGGTGATCAATACGCTGCTCGAAGGCCCTCTCAAGGGCGTCAAGTTTTACTTCGACAACGCAACTGAATTGGGGCTGCATTGAGCGAGCTACGGCAACAGCTGTTGGTCGAGCAGCCCGCCATGTGCAAGTTTCTCGATGAGATGAAAGAGGATTTCGGGGCGGTCGTCCTGTTCGTCAGTACACCGACGCTTGAGCGCGGGAAGGAACCGGGCCCCGGTATGCGCCCATACATCCCGCTGCCGGAATCGACGTGGCCGTACAAAGTTGGCGGCACACCGACCAAGCCAGCCAAGAAGAAGGCGCGCAAATGAATCCGGCTTGGCAGGGTGAGGTGATGTTGCTCCAGTGGGCTGAGAGTTCGACCCGCGGCCGAACAATCACGCTCCTGCTGCCCGAAGACGACGAGACCCATCCCTTCAGGGACTACGGCATCAAGTCAGGAAAGCGATCGGGGCAGAGATTCATGGCGGTGTTTGTCGGCCTCAACGACGACGAGACGCCGCAAGAGCCCCCGCTGAGTACAACAGCTGTTGTTCTGTGCAAGAACAAAGAGTTCTGGGATTGGGCGACGAACCTCAGCTGGCAAGAGATCGAGTCAGAAGAGGCGGCAAAGAAGTACTTGTGTGAACAGCTGTCGATCGCATCGAGAGCAGAGCTAAACACCGACGAACGTGCGGCCAGTGCGTTTCGGGTTCTGCTTGCGCGGTTCAAAGCTGATCGGGAGTTCTTCTGAGCCCGCTACATCGGTTCAGAAATATCCGACGAATGCTCGGATCTGATCTCGCCAATACTTTTTTGAAGGCGGCGTGGCTCATCGAGTCTCCGTACAGCAAAGACAACGTCAGAAAGCTTGCCAGCCTTAGGCAGTGGATGGGGCCCAAGCACTACTCAACATTGGTTGCGACCGTGAACGCTGGCATGTTGTCAGCAACAGCTGTTAACAAGAGCGACGTCCCGGCATCAATCATCAGAGCCCGTGACGCAATCGTCCTAGTCCACGAGTGGATTGAAGAGCGCCCTAAGTGGGGGCTCGATTGAATGCGAAGCAAGAAGATCCTGAACGCCGCCCGCGACTGCTCATGCCAGTGGTGCGGTCGGATGGACGGGACAACGGTGGCGGCCCACTCGAACCAACTCAGACATGGGAAAGGGATGGGCTACAAGGCGTCGGATCGGTACGTCGCATTCCTGTGCTACTCCTGCCACTCGGAGCTAGATCAAGGCAAGTCCCTCAGCAAAGAGGAGCGCAGGCTGATGTGGCAGTCGGCGCACGAAAAGACCCAACAGCTGTTGATCGGGATGGGGCTGCTTGAACCTGACAATTGAGGTGCCGGGCAATCCGGTCCCAAAGGGACGACCAAGATTCAGCCGGGGCAGGGTGTTCACGCCAAAGCGAACATCGGACTATGAAGCGATCGTCGCTATTGCAGCGCTGAATGCGATGAAAGAATCGGGCGCAGAGAAGACGTCACAGCTGGTCGAAGTAACAGTCACAGCTGTGATCGAAATACCAAAGTCGTACAGGGGAAAGAAAAGGACCGACGCGCTGCTCGGCTGTAGCTGCCCATCAGGGGACGTCGACAACTACGCAAAGTCGGCGCTCGATGGATTGAACAGCGTGGTCTGGGACGATGACAAGCAGGTCGTGAAGCTGACCGCCTGCAAGAGATGGGGTGAGGAGGGGGCGACGGTGATAGAGGTGAGAAACCTCCCCAGTCTCCCCACTGTAAAAACAACTCTGGGGAGCCGGAGAACCGCATGAATAGGGCGTTCCCCAGTCTCCCCAGTCTCCCCAGTGCAATTGACTAGAATTTCGGGGCAGTTTCGGGCCGCTCGTCTTCGTCGTCAAACAACTCCAAGATGAACTCCCGTGCCTCATCCATGATGCACAGAGTGTCTTTCTCAAAGTCCTCATCGAAGTCCTGAACCTGAAGCGACGCAACGCAAAGCTCAAGATGCACCTTCGCGGCGATCAGCTGCTCCATTGCGTAATGCGACTCTTCCTTCGCCGGCCTGTTCGCCTCATCCCACGGGATCAGCGCCGACTCCCTCTCGACGTCAGCAAGGCAGGCTTCAACCCGTTCAAGGATGTTCTTGACCTGACGTGACGCATCAAGCCTAGACTCAAACAGGTCACGCAGCGCTGCCCGGTAATGCCTCTGTGCCGACAGGACGCTGTTGGCTGCGTCCGACGTCTCAAAGTCCTTGATTGCCGCGGCCACAGATAAAATCGATTGCTTGTCTTTCATTGTCGCTCCTAGTTCGGCGGGAAGATAACTTTCACCAAGTTGCCAACATTCACCCCGCTCATGGCGTGAGCAATTGTCTGCGCATCAACGTCAAGCACTTCGATCCGCATGTCTCGTTGCGATGCTGAGTACGCCAGCGCTTCGCTCAGACTTTGAAACACGGTCGCGCCAATCTGTCGACGCGGATCGAGCGGCGTTACTTTATAGACGAGAACCGGCGGGTCATTCGGGTTTTCGGTAATCATGCTGCCCTCCTGAGCTTGGTGATTTTGACTTTCGGGGGGCGCCAGCCGGTGACCCGCTTCCAAGTCTCTTGAACGTCCGCTTTCTTCAGGTCGATCTCTCGCTCCTGTGCCCATCCTAAGGCGGGCTTGCGCCCCTGACTCTCAATCAGTTCTTTTGCGTTCACAGCTGTTGCTCCTGTTCATCGATGCGCCGTATGCGGGCGCGGGTGTTAAGAAAGGCGCGTTTGTCTGATGGCGTAGATCCGACGACAACAACCGACCCGCCCGGCGATACGGCCATCAGGTGGTTGTTGTTTGTGCGCCGGACTCGCCATCCAGAACCCAGCGCGGCAGCAAGCACCGCGTTCATCTCGCGGCTTTTTGTGTGGCTCATTGTTTCCTCTGACACT